GCTTTCTGCGCCTCTTTCTTGCCAGTAGGATTCAGAGGAACATCGAGCCAACCACGGAACTTGTTTTCTTTATTCGCGCCAGTTTCTCCATGACGCAGGATGTAGACAACGGCGTTACCTTGTGACTGAAAACCGTTACTACACCAGTTTGGCTCAACTTTGGCCCGCCCGTCTTTGTCTATGAGATGGGCGTTCTCTGGGTCGTTGATTACGAGTTGATTCCCGCAAGTACCCATGCCAATCCAAATGCAGTTCGAGCACACACGAGGGGGCTTATTCTGCTCGTCAGTTACCAGCCCGGAGATTCGGGTGCCGTCAGAACCCTTCATTTCGCCCGCCATTAACTAACGTCTCCAAATCCGCTCGAACTCGGCTCGCCTTCTGTCTCTTCACCACGGGCGCTCGCTTCTACGGCATACCTAACTAAATCCCGCTTGATGCGACCCTGCGTGTCCTGATCGGCTTGCTCAGACTTCAACTGCGCCTTCTGGTCGTTCAACTGCATCTGAGTCTGTAGCGGGCCTTGCTGTTGCTGCTGCAACTTCTGAGCGCGGCGGGCTTCCATCTGCGGAGTCAGAGGCTTAATCAGATCGCGCCGATCTTTCCAATCGCTCGCCATCATAACCATATCAAGCAGCGTCAGTTGATCGACGTAATACCCTTGGTCAGCCAAGAATTCGAGGAACTGCGGATTCGCAAGGAACTGTTCGAGCAGGACCAGACTCTGGGCCATCGTCTTTTTTGCTGAGAGCGAAGCGCCTGCCAATACCTCGAAGGTTACCTTGCCTTCGTGGTACGCTTTCATGTTGACTTTGGTCTTGTAGTCCCCGCCAAGCTCGTCGCCGAGGATGTCAACGATTTCCTTGTCGGAGAGATACGTGTAAATCAACTCGTCCAGAATGTACAGCCAAGGCTCAAATACCTGATCGATCAGAGAGTCCAGCGGGCCATCTAGTCTCGTCGCCGAAGCCTGCGCCAGATTGTTCGCGCCCGTCGCAGAACGCCCCATCCCATTACGAGGTCCAGCAGAAGAACCCTGTACCAGAGCTTGGTCAGCGCCCGTCGTGCTCTCGGTATTGGCTTCAGAATTTTGTAGTGCCGCCCAAGTTTCTGCGGGCACCTTCGGCTGTTCGAGGAGCTTGTAGGCTTTCTCAACTTCACCGTCCACCGAGATGATTTTCCCGATGCTTGTCCGGATCATCTGCGTCGGGCTATTCGAGTCTCTCGCCCGTAAATATACGGGATTGACGCCGAACGACAGAATCTTGAGGATGGCGTTGATCGTGCCTTGATCGACGCGCTGATTTTGCCCGACAGTAATTCCGATGCCCATGCCATAGAAGGCATTCGGGCGATTCCACCAATTGGCGGACAAGAAATTGATCTTCTTGAACTCGTTCTCGAAAGAGAAAATCGTTTTCTTGCGGTTGATGACTCGGATTACTCTTTGTCGGTCAACGTATTCAAGGACTTCTAGCTTCTTAGCCAGCGGATCGTTTGAAACAACTACGTTATCGACTTCGCCGTGATGGACAACGCCCGTGGTCGTATTTGTGGTGTCTGTCCGTAAAGCGGACGGGGTTTCTAATGCCTCCGCGGGCGAAACCCAAAGTTCCTTGAGCTTCTCGTCCGATTCGTACTCGCCCCAAGTCCATCCGGGCAACGGTTTCCCGTCCTCGTCAACGTTGTTATTCTTCAGGTCTTTAAGCTCGTAGAAGTCCATAAAATGGACATCAACTACGTAGCCCGCTTCCCTGATATCGCCAACCTTAAGCTGCGGGTCAACGAGAACGTTGTTGATCGGACGAGACTCGAAGAAAGGCTCGTAACAAACCTTTTTCGTCCACTCAATTACGGGCGGGGCGTCGGAATGAATCGTCTCTTCGCCCGCAGCACCACCAACGTTGGTCTGGGCCGCATTAACCACGCGCTTGGGAATATTCTTCTCAACGCGCCGGATGCCCCACTTCCAGATGCCCGTACCTAAGAAAGAAAGCTGTTCCAGCCCCCACTTAATCTCGCGCTTGAACTGGCAAGCGTCGAGCAGGACGGCCATGACCGCAGTCTTTTCGTCCACGACTGTCTGGCTCGTGCCCGGACGGGGGCGCAAGACCATAGGCGGGTCTTCGAAGAAGAGGCCCTTGTATAGTTGGGGGACGACGGAATTTACAACCTTGGCGACCGTGAATCTTTGGACGTTTGGTTCGAGAACGTATGAGTTCTCAAAAACAGACAATGGGCGTGGCGCTTGAAAAAGAAGCGTATGTTACGCGCCCTTGCGGGCGGGAGCGGGTCATTTCTGCCGCTCTCAGACAATTGTTATTCTTGTCTGCTCGGACTGTCGCATCACCTTTCGGTGTTCTCTCGCTCAGTCTCTTCTGGTGCCCGAAGGCTTCCAGTCTGTTGGCATTTTCAGCGTCCAGTTTAATCAGAGAGAATTTTAATCCGACCTTCTACGCTAATCGGAGTCGCGCCACAGGCGTGTTGTTAATCGCTTTCGCGTGACCCATCATTTCTGTGGGCCTCATACGGTTCAGGTTCCCGTATGTTCGGACTATCGCATCATCCCGAAGGATGTCTTCTGTTTAGTCTCTCAGGCTGCTTTCGCTTGCCCCTTCTTCCCGTCGCAGGGTTGAAGTCAATTAAGAAGATTCTGATCCGTCTATTACTAAACGGTAGCCCCCATTTTGCCGAGGTTCCATTGCTTACTTTGCACCCAGCTTTCTGCGGCAACAGCGCAGCCAACTACGAGTGCCAAATCGTCCGCTATATTCTTGGTTTCGCCTTGGCTGGTAAAGTCGGTAGCCTGAAGAACTTTATTCGGGTTACCGTCTTCAACTAGCAAGGCCATGATGGATGGCCTCCTGTTTTTGTTTTTGACGCGCTCGATACCGCCTTTGAGCGAGCATCTTTGGCGTAGGATTTGGATTCCTTCGCCGAATGTTTGATTCCGCAACTGCGGGCATGGGCTTTCCCATTTTCGCTATGCTGAGATTTCGTCTGTGCTCGGGTGTTTTCGGGCGTCCCGTTAATGCCGCGGACAAAATTAATTTCTGGTGCTCGGTGTTTTTATACCCGATACGGGTTTTTCCACCCGTTCCGCCCGCAGCCAGGTTATATCCGACCCCGCGCTGGCGCGAAGCGAAAGCCTGAATCAGAAACTTTTCAGCGTCGCTCTGCTGCTTTTTATCGTCTAGTCGGGCTAGACACGAAATGGCAAAGGCAGAAGGTCCGTACTTTCTGATCGCCCGATACAAGAGTGGTTTGTTGTTGAGACGGGACGGCAAGAAAGCCGCGTGCAAGTTGTATTCCAGATACGTCTGCAAGCACGGGCCGGAGTGTTGCCCGACATAAATCTTCCCGTTCACCAGATTGGTGATGAGGTAAATCCAGAACATTGTATTTTCCTTATCCGAAAATTGGGGGATGGGATAAGCATCCCCCGCCCTCGGTAGCGAACCTCGGGGTACAACTTTGTAATTATATCCGTTTTCTGGACATCAGTAAATCCCCGCCTGCGCGAAAGGATCAATGTCCACTTCTTGCGGGCGTCCCGCATTGCCCGCCATAATCGCCGCGTCCTCAACCTTCGGAGCGAACGGCCCCAGCCCGTAAATAAGTTGGGTCCGAAGCCGCTCCATGTTGTCTGAAACGTTGACAGGAGCCACGGGCGTCGTGTCCGCAAAAGTTGAAAAGTGATTTACGAGCAACGACAGCGAGCAGACAATATCTGTAAACGTCCCTTTCGGGAATGCCTCAAGCTCGTTGTAGACTTCTTCGAGGCCCGCCATTGCTTTCCAGAAGAATAATCTGCCATCTCCGAGCAAGCGGCATGCGGGCTTCGCCTTGACTTCCTTGCTGTTGGCCTTCGAGCCTTTGCCGAGGCTGACAAACTCAAAAGGAACGTGAATCCTGAGCTTTTCCTGCTCGCGCCGGATTTCAGCGTTTAGCCAGCGGGCACCCATTGAATCTTCCACGGCAACCCGCCGCGGTTTCCATTTATGCGCGAAGTTCGCCATGACTGCGGGCAATTCATATTCCGAGAATCGCCCGCGAACCATGTCAGTAATGTAAATCCCCTGCATGGTAAAAAGCCCGTTCATACCAACCGTGTATTTAGCGCCCTTTTGCTCGGAATACGCTAAATCCCACGCCTGAAATGTATATCCATTTTCTGGAGGTTTATCTACGGTTCGGGCGACCATCAATTCCCGTCGAAACTTGGTCTCGAACGATTTGTTCAGGTCGAGGAAGAACTGGCTGTAGAAGGTTGCCGTGTCGCCCGTCTTGTTGGCTTCGGCGTATTCCGTTTTCAAAACGGACAAAGTTAGGCGCTCGGGGAACCACAGGGCAATCATGTGGTCTTCCAAAAGGTCGGGCGTCAGGTCTTCGTACCCGGGCTTGACGATTCCCACGGGATGCATCAAGACCTTGACCATCGCGGGCTGGCCGTTCCTTGCCCGCATCTCTTCATCTTTGACCGTGGCCGTCAGATTGTCATTCTGATGGTACGGGGTGCCGATTCTGTCTTTGTAGCCGTAAGGCTCGCAGAGTTTGCGGGCCATTGAAATTTCGCGGTTAATGCTCGCGATCCGTTCTTTGTTCTGCGTATTCTCGGCGGTCGTCCCGTCATCGATCTTGAGTAAGTCGGTGTGTGTACCCGTCGTGTTCTTACCAAGCGACGTGGCGCGGATCGTGGGGCCCGCGATTTCTTTAGCTTTCCGGGCGGGCGTCGTCCATTCGGGCTGTTCTCCAGGCTTGGCTTCGCAATGCTCCGGAAACAGGATTTGGATCAGCTTTAACTTGCCCGCAAAATCGTGATCCGCATCAAATACCCGCGGCGCACCCATCTCATACGGGCCTTCCCACTCTTTCTTCTTTTCCTTGTCCTCAATCGGGTCCAAAGAAAAGTGCCCTTTGATTACGCCCGTAAATTCCTCGGCCAAGGAAACGGTGCCCGTCATGATGTTGATACGAATGCTT